TTGGTTGCCTTCGGATGTATTAGAAGAAAGAATACAAGAAGATAAAATACCATATGGTATTTGGTTAGAACAAGGTTATTTAAGAGTAAGTGAAGGAAACAAGGTGAACTACAAAGATGTAACTAAGTGGTTTTTGGAAGTTCAAAACGAATTAGATATTTACATTTATAAAATCGGATATGACAATTGGAGCTCAACATACTTAGTTGACGAACTTAAACAACATTTCGGGAAACACACAACAGAACCAGTGATCCAAGGTGCAAAGACTTTCTCTAGTCCTATGAAGAGATTTGCATCTGATTTAAAAGCTAAGAAAATTAACTATAATAACAATCCAGTGCTCAAGTGGAATTTGAGTAATGCAGCAGTTAGCGTTGATAGGAATGATAATATAGCTCTAGTCAAAACGAGTAACTCAAGAAGACGTATAGACGGTGTTGCAAGCTTAATGGATGCTTTCATAGTTTACGAAAACCACTATCAGGATTATATCAATATGATTTAGGAGGTGAGAGAGTGGGATTTTTAGATAGATTTAAAAATAAATCTGTATCCGTGACACGGTATAAAATGATAACCGAAAACAGCGGGGGATTTTATGCGTGGAATGGTAATCTTTATAAGTCTGATATAGTGAGAGCCGCCATACGACCTAAATCACAAGCAGTAGGCAAAATCGTCGGCAAACACATCCGAGAAACTATTTTAAAGGATGGAAAGAAGAATATCCAGGTTAATCCCGAACCATACATAAGATTTTTATTGGAAGAACCCAATCCTTACATGACGGGTCAGATGTTACAAGAGAAGTTGGCAACGCAACTGGAACTTAACAATAACGCATTTGCCTACATAGAAAGAAATGACGATGACTATCCGATGGCGATTTATCCAATATCCGCTGGAGCGTGCGAAGCGGTTCAGAATAATAGTGGAGAGTTATTTCTTAAGTTTAACTTAATAAATGGCAAGTTAGTCACTTTTAGATATTCTGACATAATCCACTTGCGAAAAGATTTTAACAGCAATGAAATATTCGGGGATAGTCCGGCGCAAGCATTAACACCGCTTATGGAGATAGTTAACACAACAGATCAAGGAATAGTTAAGGCAATCAGAAATTCTAATGTAGTTAGATGGTTATTAAAATTTACTCAATCGTTACGTCCAGAGGACTTAAAGAAGCAGACAAAACAATTTGTTGATGATTACCTAAATATTGAAAGCGAATCGGTTGGAGCTGCTGCTACAGATGCCAAGGCTGATGCTATTCAAGTAGAACCTAAAGATTACGTTCCTAATGCGGTGCAGATGGAAAAAACAGTACAAAGGATATACTCATTTTTTAACACCAACGATAAAATAGTTCAAGGAAAATATACAGAAGACGAATGGATATCTTACTACGAATCAAATGTTGAACCTATAGTTGTTCAATTGAGTGGAGAATACACAAGGAAACTATTTTCACGTAGAGAAAGAGGTTTCGGTAATAAGATAATGTTTGAAGCATCTAATCTTACATTTGCAAGTATGAAAACAAAGCTAGATTTAACAAGATATGTTGATAGAGGGATTATGTCTCCGAATGAAGTCAGAGAGATTTTACACTATGCACCGAGAGAAGGTGGAGATACTTATGTGCTTAGAAAAGATACAGGGCAATTAGGGAAAGGAGGCGATGAAGAATGAGGCGAATAAATGTATACGGTGTAATCATCCCGAATGATTATAAGTGGTATTTTGACTATTTTGACGAAGATAGCACTTGCCCGAGGGATGTAACCAAAGTTTTAAATGAAGCCAATGGAGAAGAAGTGGAAGTTTACATTAATTCCCCGGGTGGAATAATTGAAGCTGGTTCCGAGATTTACACGGCCTTAAGGGAATATCAAGGCCAAGTAAAACAAAAGGTTGTAGGGCAAGCCTGTAGTGCAGCATCAATTATAGCTATGGCGGGATATTGCGAAATGTCACCTACAGCCTTAATGATGGTACATTGTGTATCAAGCGGAGCAAGGGGAAATCATTCTGCTATGGAAAAGATGGCAGAAGTCCTAAGGACAGCAGATGACGCATTATCAAATGCCTACATGGCAAAGACGGGCATGAGTAAGAAGGAAGTTCTGCAGATGATGGAAAAAGAAACATGGCTGACCGCAGAACAGGCAAAAGAAAAAGGATTGATTGATGCAATAATGTTTGAAGAAAAAGAACCTTTGAGATTAACAGCAAGTAACTTTGAACTTCCGAGTGAAGAAAAAATGAACAGAATAAAATCCATGATTGAAGAGCAGAGCATTAAAAATAATGCATCTGCTTTTTTAATACAAAAATCTAAGTTAAGCCTACTTAGGCTGAAAGGAGTAACAGAATGAAGAAAGAAGAATATTTAGCACAGAGACAGGCTTTACTGGATGAAGCCGAGGCAATGATTGGCGAGGGCAAGACAGAGGATGCCAACGCTAAGATGAAAGATATCGAGGAACTTGATAACAAGTGGGGAGAAGTAAAACTTGCTAACGCAAATATGGAAGCGTTAAAGGGCAAGACCACCATCACAGACTTAGCTACAAAGTCTGAAAATGTAGAAGGGAAGGTAATCGAAGCTATGGGGAACGAAGTAGTAATTGACGAGAAGAAACAGTATGAGAACGCATGGGCTAAAGTTATGCAGGGTAATAAATTAGAGGGGCATGATTTAGAAGTATTTAATAAAGTGAATAAAGAGTTTAACAATGCTTATACTCACACAACAGTAAATACTCCAACTCTTATTCCTGAAAATGTTGTAGCTGGTATTTGGGCAAGAGCAGAGGAAATGTACCCATTCCTAGCAGATGCTAAAAAATACAATGTACAAGGTACTTTAACAATAAATAAACACACGGCAATAGCTGCTGGAGATGCTGCTTGGTATGATGAAGCTACAGCTACAGCTGATGAACAAAATACATTTGGCCAATTAACACTAACAGGTTGCGAACTTTCAAAAGCAATCACAGTAACTTGGAAAATGAGAGCAATGGCAGTAGAAGAGTTTATCCCTTATATTAAGAGTGAACTAGGTAAAAGAGTAGGAGTAGCTTTAGGTACATCTGTACATAAAGGTAAAGGTAAACCAGGTGAATCCGATACATTCAAAGCTGAACCACTTGGAATTGAAACTGCATTACTTGCAGAATCTAATACTCCTCAAGTAGTAACTTATGACTTTGACCATGCTACTACAAAAGTTTTATTGACTTATGCTAAAGTAACAGAAACTATTAGCAAGGTTCATTCTTCTTACTTGAACGGATGTGCTTGGTATGCAAATAATGCAACTATTTGGACACAACTTGCTAACATAAAGGATGATAATGGTAGACCGATTTTCATACCTGATACAACAGCAGGCGGAGTAGGTAGAATACTAGGATTTGTAGTAAAACCAGACGCTGGTGTAACTGCAAACAATATTGTATTTGGTAATCCAGGAGCGGCTTATATAATAAATACTAATGAGCCAATGAGTGTTGCTACCGAAGAACATGTAAAAGCAAGAACTGTAGATTATGCTGCGTATACAATCGTAGACGGAGCTCCACTTGATAATAAAGCTTTTGCATTGATAAGAGAAATACCAGCGGCTTAGGAGGTAAGTTATGAAAATAAGAGTATTGAGAGAATTCAATGACTTGCAATCTAAAACAATCCGTAAACCTGGAGATACTTTTGAAGTATCTCTTGAAAGAGCAGAGGAATTAACCTCTGCTCACAACGGTAGTTTAGTTGAAATTATTGAAGAAAATGAAGATATTGAAGAAGATGAAGATATTGAAGAAGACGAAGTGAATTTAAAAAAATCAACTGTTAAACAAATTAAAGAATTGTTAGACCAAAAAGGCATTGAATATAACGAAAAAGCAAAAAAGGAAGAATTAATTGAGCTGCTAGGCGGTGATTAGATGCTACAAGATGTTAAAAATTCACTTAGAGTCAGCAGTGATGATTTAGATGCAGAAATACTAGACTTAATTGAGGGTGCCAAAGCTGATTTAATTCTAAGTGGAGTACACAAAGACAAGGTAGTAGATACTGATCCTTTAATTAAAAGAGCAGTTACAGTTTACTGCAAAGCTAACTTTGGATATGAGGACCCTAAGCTATCAGAGAGATTTCAAGAATCTTATATAAGCCTAAAACACCATTTAACACTATCAACTGAATACACTGTGGGTGATGCAGAGTGAGAGACTACAGGCACAAAATAGACTTTCTGCAAAGGGTTAATGGCCAAGATGAATATGGAGAACCTATCGACAGTTGGCAGGTGTTTAAACAAGGAATATGGTCCAGTAAAGACCCATTGCTAGGTAATGAATACTTCAACGCACTAACTGTAGATAGCAAAGTAGAAGTAAAATTCAACATGAGACATGTGGATGGAATCACTAATGAGATGAGAATACAACATGGTAACGAAGTATACGAGATACTATCATCTGTAAATGTAAAGTCCTTGAATAGAGAGCTGCTGTGCTATTGTAAGTTGGTGAAATGATGAAAGCTAACTTTAGAATTGAAGGTCTGCAACAGCTAGGAGAGTCTATTAAAAGATTAGGAAAAGTGCCTCAAAAGCATGTTACAAGCTCAGCTAGAAAAGGAATGAATATAGCTTTAAGAGATTCTAAAGCTAACGCACCTCACGATACAGGTGCGTTAAAAAAGGGTATTAAACTAAAAGGCGAACGATCAAGATTCAAAGCTAAGAAAGTTTACCAAGTGATCTTTGATCCTGCTATGAATGATGTATTTCAAAATAAAAACAAAGATGGCAAGGTTACAGGATATTACCCAGTTTCTCAGGAGTATGGATTCTTTGCTAAAAATGGAAGATATATTCCAGGATATAGGTTTATAAGTGATTCACTTACTGACAATGTAGGAGCAATAGAAAAAGCAATAGTATCAGAAATGCAAAAGAAAATTGACGCAGAAATTGCGAAAGTGGGGTTGAAGTGATGATAAGCAAGCTATCTGAAAAATGTAAAAACTGTTGCAAAAAAAGTACTTGCAACGAAAAGAGGATGGAAGCCTGTGCTTATGTTGTTCCTACTATACCACCATTTGCGAAAGGTGGACTTGTTTCGAGCGAGATTGCCCCTGGGAATTTTCATCCAAGTGGACCCGATGAAGTTATTATAAAAGTAGATATTAAGTCACCTGAAGGTCTAATTGATGCACTACAAAAAGCATTAAAACGTAACGCAAGGTGTGCATTTAGGAGGTGATTTAATGGAAACAGCAATAAGATATGAATTAACCCAAGCCATACCTGAACTATCCAACTCTATCAACCCTACAAACGCACCAGAAGGGGTCACAAAGCCTTATTTAGTCTATGCAAGAATTACTACTCGTAAAACTAAAACTCTTGAAGGCTACACTAATAAGCAGGCATTAAGTTATATGCTTTCAATTATGGCTGTTAAATACGCAGATATGGTGAGAATTAGAAAACAAGTAGAAGAAATGCTTATAGAAATGCCTAGAAAAGAGATAGGAAACACAACTAAATTTTTCATTGAAGATTTAGACATAAACAACATAGATGAGCAATATGAGCATCAGTTAAAAGTAAACAGAGGGATTATAGATTTTACAATTTATTATTAAGGAGGAATAGGACATGCCAAAAAGAGCATTAGGAACTAAGCTATTAGTTAATACAGTAGCAGTTGCAGGATTAACATCAATAGGCGGCTTAGAATTAACAGCGGATACAATAGATGTTACAACGCTAGATAGTGACGGTGGCTATAGAGAATTTATAGCAGGTTTTAAAGATGCTGGGGAGGTTGCTTTAGAGGGTTATTTAATTCCAGCAACAGGAAAGGGACAAAAAGAGTTATATGATTTATTTGAAAGTGGAGCGGTTGAAGATTTCACAATAGACTTTCCTGCAGAAACGGGAACATCATGGGAATTTAAAGGTATTGTGGTAGGATTTTCTACTAGTGCCGATTTAGAAGATCCATTGGCATTTTCAGCATCAATAAAAGTATCAGGCAAACCTACATTGGTTGTTGCAGCACCATAGGCTAGATTAACTTCTAGCCTTTATTTTTTTATATATTAGGAGGAATATTTAAATGAGTTATTATCCAATAAATTTAGATAAAACTAGGAATTTACGCTATGGTATGAAAGCAATTTCATTAATTGAAAAGAAGTTAAAAAAACCTGTTGCAAATATAGACATAAACAATATGACAATGGAAGATACTGCAATTATGATTTGGGCAGGACTGTATCACGAGGATGAAAAATTAACACCTGATAACGTGATGGATTTAGTAGATGATCATTCGAATATATCAACCGTAATTCAGGCGATGGGCGAAGCAATGCAAGGAGCTTTTGGATCAGGAGAAGTTGAAAAAGAAGGAAAAAACGAGTAGAAGGTAGTGAGTTTAGCATTAATAATGCTATGGAACTTGCTACCTTTATTGGTTTATCCATAAGTGATTTTTGGGAAATGACACCTTTTGAACTTAACATGCAAGCTAAAGGATATGGGAAAAGAAAAGAAATAGAACGCAAGGAAAATATATACCAGGCTTATTTGATAAGTCGTTGGGTTTGGGTTAAAAAGATCGACATAGAAAAAATATTAGACACTAAAAAAGAAAATAAAACAATGACAGATGAACAAATGCTTCAACAAGTTAAAATTTTAAACAGCATTTTTGGCGGTGAGGTGAGAGATAATGTCTAAGTCTAACTTTATAGTTCGTGGTGGTGGAGACTTCTCTGACTTATATAAAGAGTTTAATAATGCACAAAAGAAAATGAATACTTTTCAAACCAGTATAGGTAAAGCTATGAAAGGCATAGGTGCACTATTTGGAGGCATAGCTTTTGGAGGACTTGTAAAAGGTTTTACGAGCACTGCCATGAGAACCGAAACATTAGAGGTAGCAATGAACTCTGTAGCTCGTGCATCAGGCTATGCAACAGATGTCTTAAATGAGCATAAAAAAGCAGTAATGGATATGGGAATTGCTCAACAGGAATCTATGCAAATATTAACTAGATTTATGCAAGCTCAATTAGATACTGCTGATGCTTCTAAATTGGCTAGGGTAGCGCAAGACGCAGCGGTTATCGCTAACATGAACTCATCAGAAGCAGCTGAACAAATGACAGAGGCTATCGCAAAACAACGACCTGAACTGTTATCAGCTTTTGGGATGACCAAGAACATGAACGCAATTTATAAAGATTTTGGCAAGACAATCAACAAGACAGCAAATAAACTCACCGACGCTGAGAAGAAACAGGCAATGCTAAACTATATACTCGAGGAAGGGAAAAAGATTGCTGGTACATACGAGGCATCTATGGGTGCAGTTGGCAAACAGATTGGCTCACTCCCTCGTTACTGGCAAACTCTGCAAAATGCTATAGCTACTCCTTTAGCATTACCTGGACTGAGTGTAGCGGTTGAAGCTATTACCAATGCTTTGAAAAATGCAACTGCATGGGCAGAAGCGAATAAAGCGACCTTGCAAAGATGGGGGCAATCAGTGACTAGTGCGGTAAACGTTGTAGTTAAAGGTTTTGGCTTGTTAACGAAAGCTATAGCACAAAACTGGAACATTATAAAGTTTGTCAGTACGGCATTAGTATCATATTTTGCAGTGACTAAAGCGGTGACAGCAGCCACAATAGCATGGCGCATAGCTACATTAACACTCAATGGTGAACTTATGACAAAAGTGCCTCTTTTGGGCATTGTTAGTGCGGCTATCGGTACGTATCGTTTGCAGATGGCTTTAGCACCTGTAGCTACAAACATTTTTACAGCGGCATTACTGAGACTAAGAGTTGCTTTATATGCAATTCATACTGCTTTAGGTCCTGTTGGGTGGGTTATGTTAGCAATATCAGCTGCAATATCTAGTGGTATGGCTATATGGAACAAGTATACGCAATCAGTCAATAAAGCCAATCAGTCACTTCAAAGTTTAAGCGGAACTACATCAACACAAAGCGCGAGTTCTAGTGATGCTGCAGATGCTATTGAAGATCAAGCAGATGCAATAAAAGAAGCTGGCAAAGCGGCAAAAGGAAGTATAGCAGGCTTTGATGAATTGAATGTACTACAAGACAATACGGCTGGTAGTGAGATAGGGAATATATTTGATGATATTACAGATATACCTGATATAGACAGTGGTATTCCTGATTTTGATTTAGATGGAATGATGGAAGGCTTAAAACCTACGCTAAGTGGATTTTGGGATTGGATAAAGCAAGGATTTAGTAATATATGGGAAGGCGTAAAAAATAAATGGCAAGAATTTATCAACTGGATAAGAAGTTGGACAGTATGGGACTGGCTTTCAAACAAACTTACAGGAATAAAAGAGATTGCTTCAACTTTATGGGATGGAGTAAAAGAAAATTGGAGTAGTTTTACAACTTGGGTCACGGGATGGGTAATCTGGGATTGGATTGGAGAGAAATTAAGAGCAATAATAAACTTAGCATCGACTTTATGGGACGGAGTGAAAGAGAATTGGAGCAAATTCATAGATTGGGTTGCTAGTTGGAAAATATGGGACTGGCTTGGAGATAAGTTGAAAGCTCTTAAAGACTTCGCTCTGAAAATGTGGGATGGAGTAAAAGAAAATTGGAGTAAATTTGCTGAGTGGGTTTCAAATAAGTTTTTATCGCTTTGGGACAACATCAAAGTCTCATGGGGAAAGTTCGCAAATTGGACATCTAATATGTGGGATAGTACTAAAATTAAATGGAATGAATTTATTGCTTGGGCTACAAATAAGTGGGTAGAATTGAAGGATAATTTCAATAATATATTTCAAAGCATAAAACTTATAGCGGAAATAACATGGAATAATATTAAAGAGGTTTGGGGTAAAACGGTTGATTGGTTTTCTAGCAAGGTGCTTATTCCTATAAAGAATGCATTTAAGTCTACAATTAACTTTTTAATTGGACTAGCAGAAGGTTTCACTAATGGATTTATAAAAGGCATCAATGGGATTATTAGTGCTTTGAATACGATAAAAATTGATATTCCAAGTTGGGTGCCAGGTATCGGCGGTAATAGTTTTGGTATCAACATACCAAGTGTCCCAGAGTTAAGTATCCCGCGTCTTGCAAAAGGTGCTGTAATACCGCCTAACTCTGAATTTCTGGCCATACTTGGTGACCAAAAACGTGGAGTTAATATCGAGGCACCACTATCTACGATAGTGGAAGCGTTCAATGCCGCACTCGATAGTAGAGACTATGGAAATAGTAGAGAAGAAATAACAATCAACTTTGCAGGTAGCATGGCTCAGTTTGTCAGAGAGTTAAAGCCGTATATTGACAAAGAGAGCAGCAGACGTGGAGTAAGTCTTGCTAAGGGGGTAATATAATGATTGTTATTGACGGCATTTCATATAATATCCCCGTTATATCAATTGCAAGAAAAGCAGAATTCCTCGACAAATACGCTGAAAGAACCGAGGATGGCGTATTACAGCGTGAGCTAATCGGTGTGTATTTCAACTATCAACTGCAGTTTGCCCCTGCTGCAAATGATTCAGAGGCAGAAGAGTATTCGAGACTTTGGAACAAGCTTACAGAACCACAAGAGTTCCATAATGTAACAGTACCTGATGAAAGCGGCGATTATACGTTTGAAGCATATTTCTCTAATGTGGGCGATGAGGTTTTCAAGATACGAGGGCGCAAAAACTATTTTAAAAATTTGACTGTGAACTTTATAGCCAAGTCACCAGCAAGGAAGTGATGAAATGGGAACAAGTGCTCGAATTAGCTTTGGGTTAGTAGATGTCACAGCTAAACAGGATACAATAGCTAATGCCGTAGATAAGCAACATTTTATTGATTTAGGAGATTTGGCACTGGAAGGAGTATTCGCTCCCAAAGTAGCCACGCTTGAACAAAATTACTGGAAGCTAGACGGAACGTTTGATACCTTTCCTGATAATCCAGAGGATACATCGTGGGGTTATTGGTCTGAATCTATGAGTGATAGTGATGGTGTTTTCGATGTAGCACCAGTGCTTACATTAAATTTTACAGAGAATCATAGTAGTTTAGCTCTAACTTTTGAGTTTGACCCTCATGGTGATAACTACTGTAACGATTTGAATATTAAGTGGTATCAGGGCGAAACACTTCTGATGGATAAAGACTTTACGCCTAATCGATGGAAGTATTCGTGTAATGAGAAGGTTGAAAATTACACGAAAATTGTTATTACATTTAGAAGTACTAACAGGCCGTTTCGTTACCTAAAAGTGCAGAACATTATGCACGGAAGCATAGAGGTTTTCGAATCTGAACAGATGCGAAATGCAGAAATATATGAGGAAGTAGATTTGACATCAGTTGAGC